TTGTAGTAGACTTACCTGTCTTCACAAGTTCTCTCTGACGGTTAATATGACGAATACCCTCAAGGACACTGAAGTCCTGCTCTGAGAGTTCGATTGCCCGTTTAACGACAGCAACCATGTCAGGATGAACACCTGATAGTTTCTGTAAGCTACGTGTTCCTAGTTTATATCCCATGTTTACCTCTTATGTCTTAATGCAATACAAAAGCGCAATGTTGCGGGGTCTTGTTTCGTTACCGCCTGTAGAGGATGTAGTCGAAGTTTTACTGCCGACGTTCCCAGCGCCAACATCTTCTGGCCTAACTGCGCTGGCACCGCCAAGCGTTGTGACCGTATGGTTATGACTTTTTAATTCATCTGCCTGTGCCGAACCAAATGAACGACCACTATCTACTCCACGACCATTGTCCCAACCACGAACAAACTCACCACGTAAGTCAGGCACGTTAAATGTAGTAGAACCGTTGCCTGACCCAAATGTAGTGCCAATAGCTGAATAAAGGGTTGAGTATGTAGTACGTGAAACCTCACTACCATCGCACTCCAGCCAACCGCTTGGGGCTGAAGTCATAGCGAAAGATTGTACCGCACCAGAAGGTAATCCACCACTTGGTTGAAATGTGGTACCAACCGTACCTAAAGAAATCCAAGCGGTGTTACCTTCATTTCTCAACTTTATTTCGTTTGAAGAGGTATCATACCAAAGTTGATTGGCAAAAGTGGTAGACGGTGCCGATGACCCACTTGATAGAGATGCTAGAGCCTGTAATGCATTGTTAATGTCGGTCCTTGCATTAGAGGCAGGTTGGTTAGCAATAGTAAAGTCATGTTGTGACATATATTAATACTCCACTGTGGCACTTAGTGCCGTAATGTTCGGGCTTATTTTTGCGTTGGTGTTAGACAATATTGCCCTAAACTCAATATATCGTCCAACAATTTCACCACCTGCGTCCACAAAAGTTGCACTAGATAGTCCACCTGTTGTGTCTGCTGCTCTTGCTTGTATTTGAACTGCATAGTCTGCAAAGTCTGCATCCTCGTTTGTCCACGTGTCCCAGTTATCGGGCCAAGTGTCCCAGTTTTGAGGTATGTCATCCCAGTTTACTTCTCCACCTACAGCATCTTCATGTTTACGTGAGACTGTAATGGTAGACGACAATCTAACAGTACGTGAAGTACCTACGTCAAAATAGCCATTACCACTGTGATCAAAGTCATAAGTTCCAGTAGAGCCTGATGCAGAGTAGGATGTCATAAACAAACTTCCGCTAGAGACTGTGAGGTTAGACTTGGAACCACTAAAAGTTGGGTCCTCTGTGTCAGTATCAGATTGACCAAGTGATGGTAATTCAGAAGGGGTAATAATTGTAGATGCAGCAGATGTACTCTCGTTGCCTGTCTTGTCTACAGCAGATATGAAGAACTTACCAGCTAGTGCTGGTTGAGTAATTGATGTTGCAGGTCTAGCAATCTTTTCTACTTTCTGTAATACAGATGCATCACCAAAGTTAGCAGAACTGTTAGAAGAGTAGTAAAGTTTATAGTGAGACAAGTCTAGGTCGCTTACAGAGGGCCAGTTAAAGAAAGCTGTACCCCCAGATAAATTATGCGACAAACTAGATGGTGCAGCAGGTGGAGTGGTGTCAGCAGTTACGTTGAATGTAGTTGCAACTGTTGAACCCTTAAACCCTAACCCATTAACAGGTGTAACTGCTACTGTGTAGTTGATAGCAGACTGGTCAATGTTGGGTGTATCAATACCAACAATCTCAAATCTAGCTGCATCATCACCCTCTGAAACCAAAATAGTTTGTCCAACAGACCTATAAGAAGTGTCTGAAGTTTTCTTGTATTTAAGGATAACGGAGTCCAGCCTTTCGATCTCAGAAGAGGTAACTTGAACAACTAGAACATTAACTACGTTTTCATTAACTTCACGATACTCTTGGCTTACTGTGACACCAATATTAGGTACATCATAGTATTTCAATAATGTCGTGTTGTTAGATATAATAGTTTGTTCATCAGCAGCACTAAACCCAAAGGCAGCTTCACTGCTTTCTCTTAGGGTAAGGTTTATTCTCAAGTCTCCGTTATCTACATCGGGGTTAAGTCTCCAACCCACCACCTCAAATATTTTCTCAGAGCCTTCTCCCCATCCATATCGTTCATTACGGAACTTTATGAAGTCACCAATTTCAACATCTAAAGCACTCAAGCCAAAGTCTGCTGACAAAGATATTTGCTCTCTACTACGGAATAGCATTTGTTTTGCAAGTCTTTGTGCAGCTAAAGCATTTGTAGTGTACGGCAAAGGTAAATCCATTGTCGCAGGTATACCGTTATCATCACTTAGGAAGGTAGAGGATTCAACAGGTGGGTAATCTGCACTAATCCAATCTCCATCGGCATCAATAAATGTGCCTGAAACCCTGTTAAAGTTGTCTCTCATAGAGTTCTTAGTTTGTAAACTAATGGAACTACGTAGATCATCTAGTGTAAGGGTTTTTGTTGGGGTTACAAACTCTCCAGCATATAACTTCCAATAGCCACCTCCCCAAAATAAAGATCCACCACAACTTGCAACTAAGTCAGTTAGTACATCCCCTACAGGTTGGGAAAGGTCTACAACACCATTTACTTGATATTGTGCAGAGCCATCAGATAAAACACTGCCATCATCACAAACATCAGCAGCAGCTTCAAAACTTACGTAGTCAATTTGATCGTCGTTTAAACCATAAGAACTTGTCAGAAGGTCCCTGATAACCCAAGCCGAATTACTTGTAAATACTGGAGATGCTTCAACACCATTGGTTGTTTTTACAACTTTTTTGCCTTTCACAACTGCCGTTACTGCAGGTAGTCCTGTAGAAAAAGACTCTTGGTCATAAACAAACCGACAGTACAAATAAGCCATGCCTTTACCTATGAAGCTGGCTGGTACAGAGGTTTCGCTGTGTAAAGTATTTGATAGGCTTGATGTACTGTTAGCGAAGGTATCGGTGGCACTTGTTTGATTTCCTAAGTGCTTATATATCTTAGCATTGTAATAAGTAGTATAACCATTAACATTATCACCCCTAGTTTGTACATAAGGGCTGCTAGTAACGGTTTCATTGCTCATAGTGACAACTTCATCGTTTAAATAGATGTCACCTATTTCTTCAACTTCGTGTGCTGCAAGTACAATGATCTGGTGTAATACTTTATCGTTACCACCTGTAGTTTCTATAAAACTAACTGTACCACCTTTACGTATTTGTCCGTAAACAACTTCCGCAGAGCCTGTAGAATTTCTTGTGTTAGTTAATAGTCCAGAACTACCAGAGGCACTACCGAAATCTGGCTTGGGTGCTAAACCTGAAAGTACCGCACTGGTAACCATAGCGGTACCAACATATACAGCAGCAGTAACTAGGAACTGAGCAACGGCACTTTCAATAGCGAAATACTCTATGATTGCTGTTGCTATGGCTTCTACACGTGGTACCCTGTCCCAAGAGTTCCAGTTCTTAATTGTAAGATCACCTAATTTATACCGAGACATTTGACACCCAACAACTTTCTACATCTTCTACAGATAATTTTATTAGGCCAGTTTTACTGAGGAACACACAACGTGAACCGACAGATATTCCCATAGCTGAACCTATAACCCATCTCTGACACCTTTTTGTCGTAACTAGGCTACCAAATACTGGTCTTTCACTAGGTATAAGTTTTGATTTCAAGCCTTGCTCAAAAGTAGAAAACTTAAAGGTTTTCCTTAGTTGATCTCTACGCATAGGTTGACCATCTAACATATAGAGCCCAACCCAATCGTCAGCCCAACCGTGACCATACATAGCTTTCCAAGCATTGTTGGTAAAAGTGAAGCAGTCATGCTCACCCCATTTAAAAGGTTTATCTGCAACTTTACTTAGGTACTGATTTAACCTGAACTTCTTCCCCATGCTACTTGTTGATCCTGAATGGTCTGTACATAGGAAAAGAAGGTGTCTCCACTGTATCGGGATTGATGGTTTTCATCTGTGTATCTCCAGTTTGCGGCACGTTCTAATTCAACAAGTTTACTTTCTATGGTTAATTGAACAGTAGCCCCATCAGGTGAGTCGCTTATACTCATAGTGTCCATCTGACCACTAAATATCTGAATAACATCAGATACGCTTTTCTCACCAAGGTAAACTTTTGCTTGTCGTCTTTGATACGGCTCTTGTAGTGCCAGAGATATAATAGAACTATCTAAGCCTGTCAGACTTAAATCCATTGACTTAGCTGATAGATCGCCAATCTCTTCTGAGGCACCTATGTTAAGTAGTGAACCTGTACCAAGGTAAGTATTACTATTGATAGTTCTATCGCCAATCCCAGTCCAAAGCCTTAAAGTTTCACTGTCGAAGAATAACTCAACAGCGTAGAAAGGCTCAACAACACTTCCAGTAAGTGCTGTAAGTAGGCTTGAGTTAATAGTACGGCTCATCCTACAACCTCCATAGCACCAAATGAGATACCATAGAAACTAGCATCATTAACTGACCAAGAAGTTTCGTTTGAAGCTAGACGAAAAACACCAGAAGCATCTGTTAATGTAGCAGATTCTGAACCTCGGTCTGTACGTAGCTTGGGCCATATCTCTAAGTCTGCTGCACTACCTGTACCAGTAAAGTCCTTTAAGACCTTGTGTAAGGTGGCAGAAGAGGCTGACCCCAACTGGATATAGTCACCAGCTTTAAGTGTATCACCAGATGTTACAGTACAGTCAACAGTGTCATCACCAGCAGAGCCAGAAATAGTTGCAGAGGTCGCTGTACCCCTCACAGAACGTGCAGCAGGGTCATACAGTAGGAAACTACCATAACGACCCTTTAGGCTCATCAGGAAGGTTATCCAAGCCTCTGCATCATCTCTGTTCATTGGGGGTAGGCTAATGTCAGCTTCCCACATTTGACCATCGTATGCATGTACAGTCTGTTTGTAGGTAAATGGACTAACTGATACCGCAACCGCATTTTTAGCACGTAACTCAATACTAGCCATGCCGATGTTAGTCGGTAAAGTTAAAGGATATGAGATAGCCATTATGCTAATGCCCTTCCATAGCTTCCACCACGCCGCTTACCGTCTACAACAGCAGCTTTTGCACTCTGTGCAATTTGTGGCATCATTTGTCGGATTTCTGCACGTACAGTTTGTTGTACGCCAGTGGAAATGTTGATGTTCTGTACGACAGTAGTTCCACCCATTGTCTCCTTGTTAGACATTACGTTACCGTTAGAGGAAGGTACGAAAAGTTCAGGCCCTCTCTCACCAACAAGGTAGGGTGTGCCAGCAGAAACAGGGCCACCGTTTTCACGTTTAAATAGTCCACCAATGAAACCTGCTAAACCAGACCCTTCACCTGTAGCGAAATCGAATGAACCAACCATCTGTTGTACGACAAGTACCCGATAAAGTTGTCTAATAATGTCAGCAGCCATTGATCTGAATGCATCTTTAACAGAAGATGTACCATCTACAATGCCTACAAGAGCGTCCTCAAAAGATTTGCCCATGTAACTAGCTAAGTCGTCTAAGTGTTGAGTTTCTTGTTGTAGCCTACGTAAGTTCTCAGCAGCTAACCTTTTAGCTTCTCTTTCAGCCTCTAGGTTATCTTTCTTAGCTTTGTTGATACGATACTCAGTAACCTCTGCTTGATGCTGTAGACCAAGTTTACGCAACAACACTTGGACCTCATAGTCACTAATGTCTTTACCCTGTGCCGCAAGCTGTCGTAAGATAGTTTCTTTTTCTACACGCTGTTGAGCAAGTAACAGTGACTCACCTTCTAAACCAACAACAGCACCACGGTTCTTTAGTTGTATACCAAAGTTCTCTAAAAGTTTCTCAGCAGCTTGTCGTCTAGCTTCTGCATCTGCTGCTGCGGCTTTGTCTGCTGCTGCTTGCTCTGCTAGTGCTGCTGCCGTATCGGATGCAATTTTCTGACGCTCCTTCTCTTCTCTTGCTCTTGCAGCCTCAGTGTCTTTTATCTCTTTTAACTTAGAGTTATAAAGGTCCAGTGCTTCTTGGGCCTCTCTTACAGCAGCGGCGGTTTTTTCTATACGACCTTCTTCCGCACCCATGCCCATATCGGCTGGATGGACACCCATTCTAGCAAGAGATTCAAACCTGTTATTAAAGTCAGTTAAGGCTTTTTCTTCTTCTGCACGTGCAGCAGCTAGGGCATCTGTAAGTTTTTGCTGCATTGGGTTGAGGCCAGTATATAACTCCCTCAACTTCTCGTTCATACTGTCGATGTCTTTTTCAAGGTTTTCTTTCAACTCCTTGGAAGCACGACCAGCAGCAGAGAAAGCCATGACCAAGCCAGATACAGCAGCAATACCCAAACCAATCATAGCACCCCAAGGGCCAGCAAAGAAACCAGCTAACTGTGATGCCTGTTGTGAGAACGCAACAAGTGGATTAGTGCCACCTTGAACCTGTACGATAAAGTCTTGTACCTGATAGCCAGCCTGTTGTGCGGCAATCTCTTTACGGCGAAGGGCTTTACCACCTTTGTCAACTTGAGTGATGTAGTCTCTTAGTGCTTGACCACCTTTTTGAGTAGCTGAACGAAGTCTAGCAATCTCATCATTAAGTTGCTTCTGACCTTTTCGCATGATGTTAGCACTAATAACACCTTGCTTTTGCTGGTTATCAAGGAACTTAACTTGGTCTTGAAGTTGCTTTAGCCTTTTAGTTGCCATCACAACGTCAGAGTCATTAGTCTCAAAACCAATGATATATTTAAGGTCAGCCCTTGCCATTATGCACTCCTAATATATAAGGTATCTAACCTCTTTATGATCTCTACGTCCGTAGGATTTAGTGGGGTAGAGGTTAATTCGGCCCACGCTTTTATTTCTTGGAATGTAATAGGATTAGAGGACATCCCGTTACTTCTACTAGAGTTAAGATGAAGAAAAGCAGACCATAAGTGTGACAACAAAAAAGGTAGTGTAGGACCATCTAAACCTTTTGGTCTAATCCCTGTCTGCTTCTCTACTTGCTCTAAGTGTTCACGTTCTGTAACACCTGACTGATCGGACTTCAACAATGAGAACTGATGTTCTGCATAGCCCTCTAATTGTCGGATCAGCCCTTCAAAAAATCCAGATAGCTACTCAGGGCAGCTTCAAGTTGGTCTTTGATCCAAAACACCTCAGTGTAAATCTGTTTAGCTTTGTCATAACTAAGAGTGGGCTTCTCACTATCGAAAGTGATGCTCCATTCTTTTGTAGTCTTAGCTAGGCTTTCGATTGATTGGACTTCTAAATCCTCTGCTTTGACTTCGATCTTACCAGTTTTTGCAGCAGCTTTTAGTCTCTCGTCTGTAACTGCCCACAATACTGTTTTATACTCTTTAGTATGAGGAGCATACAGTGAAACAGTCATAGGACTATCATCCTCATTCAACAAAGGCTCTTGTGTTACAGGGTGTTTTAGCTCTACTACAACTACATCACTCTTAGGTGTTAAATCTTTTAAGTCCATGTCGAGTCTCCTTCGGGATAAGTCGGGTTAATTGTGGGGGATGCCAGACCCGACACCAACACCCCCCGCCCTAGCTAGGGATTACGCAGAGCGAGTAATCTTCAAGTTTGTCGCTTCTGTTGTA